GATCGGTTTCCACGCGTGCCAGTCCTGCCAGTCTTGCGCACTGTACAACCGCAACACCACCGAGAAGTGTGCGAGGCCGCGGCCCTTGAAAACAAGCGCGGCACCCGTGATCCCTACGCCGTCGCGCTCATCCCACTTGCGCACCGACGAGGCACCGCGCACCTCGGCAATACCCGGTGATTTTTTGCTCGCGAGCAAGATGTAGTCGCACGGCGAGGTGATCGGATCCCAAGTCACGCCGGCACCCGCGGCAACATCGCGCCGAGTTGCAGTGCGATCCGCTCGAACACCGGCACGAGTTCGCGCTCGACGTCGCCGGCAATGTCGCCGGCCTGCCCACTCGAGGCGTTCACCGTGATGCCACCGACGTTGATCGTGACGCCGCCACCACCCGCGCGGCCCGTGCCGGTGGGTGTGTCGACGAGGCCGGCCACGGCGTTGTTCGCCTCGTCGGCACCGCTCTCGACGCCGACGGCCACCCCTTGCGGGATCGCGAGGCCGAGGCGCGCGAACTCTTTCGAGGGTGACGCAATGCCGAGCGACTCTTTGAGCGAGCCGAGCGCGCTTGCCCCGAGTTCTGACACGGTGTCGGTGAGCCATTTCGCGCTCGCCTTGATCCCGTTCACGATGCCGTCGACGATCGACGTGCCGAGTGATGTCCAGTCGATCTCTTTCCACAGTTGGTACAACTGATAACCGGCCGCGATGAGTGCCCCGACGGCCACGGCGGCGAGCAGGAACGGCGCGGCGAGGATCAACCCTTGCACCGCGAGTGCACCGACGGCGACAACCGCGGCCCATATAAACGGCGCGGCGAACACGAGTGCGGCGACGACGAGAGCGAACGCCGCCACCATGGCCACACCGAACAACACGACGGCCGCGATCCCGGCGTATAGCGCGGCCTTAGTCAGATCGAGCGAGCTTTTCATCTCGCCGGATCCGAAAGTTTCCTTCCACCACCGGCGCACTTTCGCGATCGCAATCGCGACGAGCAGGCCGCCGATAATGATGCCCTGGAAAAACCGTTTCACGTACGGGGTGGCGGCCGTGATCATGTCAACGAGGGGTTGAAACACCGTCGTCATGATCTCGCGCAACGCCTTGCCGCTCGCCGTGCTTTGCGAAAACAGATCGGTGATCGACTTGATCCCTTTGAGCAACGCCTCGATCCCGAGGTCGGCAAACAGGCCGGCAAAACTCTCGCTCAACTTCGCGAGTTGCACGTCGAGGTCGAGCAACTGTGCCGCGGCAACGCCGCCGAGGCGCGACTTGACGTCGTCACTCAGTGCCTTGACCGACTTGCCGGCGCGTGCGGCACCGGCCGCGAGTGTGGCGAACGACTTAGCCCCCTCGTCGCCGACGACGGCACCGCTGATAGCCATACCCTCGAGCGCGGTGTCTAGCGTTTTGCCCCGTAGGCCGAGCTTGTACAGTTGCGCCGTGTACTCGCCGATCTTGTCGCGGCCGAGTGCCGTCGTGCCGCTCACCCGATCGATCGATGCTTGCAACTCGGCCGCGTTGCCCGCGGCGGCACCGTGTGCGGCGGCAACTTTCGTCAACGCTTCAAGGTGCAACCCCTCGTTGCGGCGCGCGTTCGCGCTCGCGATCCCAAACTTGAGCATGGCGGCCGTAGCGGCGACGGCGGCAACCGCGACGGCGACGAGCACCGCGGCGACGGCAACCAGGCCGCCGACGAGTGCACCACGCGACACGATGCCGGATAGCGACTGGATTTGCCCGGCCACGCCACCCACCGGCCCCGGCAAGTCACGCGCCGTCTTACTGAGTTCGGCGAGCTTGTCGGCGAACGAGCGCGCGTTTTTCTTGGCCGTATTGAACCCGCCACCGAGTTGCAGGTACGACGACTGTGCCCCGGCGATCGCTTGTTTCTGCGCCTCGATCCGTTTCGTCAGATCGGCGATCTGCGGAAGGTTCGGCGTCGTCGCACCCTTCAAGTTGCGCAACGCTTTTTGCATTTGCCCGAGTGCCGTCGTGTCGGCGTCGATCTTCTTTTTGAGGTTCGACAACGCTTGCGCGGCGGCCTCGGCCGGGCCGCTCGTGCCATCCTCGAGATTGACGGCAAATGTTGCTACCTCGTCGGCCGACTTTGCCATAGTGGATCACTCGGTTGCGGTGAGTAGTTTCGTGATGTGATCGAGGCGGCGTAGGCCGCGAACGAGGAGTAGTGCGCCGGTGTAACGTCGTGCCGTTTCCTCGTCGGGAATCTCCTCGTGAACGTCGAGGCCGAGCACTGCGAGCAGGCAAGTGGCGGCGATCCCGTCGTCGCGCAACGCCTCGGCGCGCAGTGCAACTATTTTGACTGCACCTCCTCGACAACCAGGCCGGCAAGTTTCGCCGCCGCGCTCGCCACGTGTTCGAGCAACGCCGGCTCGGCCTTTAGCAACCGTTCAAACGCGAGCTTGTCGGGGTGCACGAGACACGGGTACGTGAACCGCTCATTGATCGTGGATAGCGGTAGCTTGCCGCTCGACACCGCGTCGATCATGGCGCGGTAACCGGCGTGCGTCGGCCGCTTGACTATGATCGCGCCGTGCCCCCTCGACTGCACCACGGCAATGTCGCGATCGATCGGGCCGAACTCGCACTCGGCTTTCGCGATCGCTTCCTCGTCGGCGATCGCCGTACGCATGCGATCGAGCTCGTCGGCCACGGCACGCGCGGCCGTGCGTTGCTCGCGACTCTCGACGAGGCGCGCGCGTTCGGCGCGAAGTTGCTCGAGTTCGCTCACTGGTAGTACCCCCTCGAGCTCATTTCGGCCTGTTTTTGCGGCAAAAATGGGGCTGCCACCTGGATCGGTAGTACCGTTGTCACTCACGGCGCACCCATGCTCGAGTCGAACAGAGTAAGGCCGTTGCGGCGAATGAGCATGCAATCAAGCTCGATCTCTTCTTTCAACGGATCCGGCGACTCCTCATCACTCGAGCTCGTGCCGGTGTACACACACCGCTCGAGTTCAACCGTGAGCGGCTCCTCGCCGTCGGTTACGTACTGCACCACGATCTCGATCTCGGTGTTGCCGTAACTTTTTTTGTCCGGCGACAGTGACGCGAGTTGCGCGCGCAGTGCGTTGATCGTGCCCTTGGGGCCGCGCAACTTGACCGGATCGGTACTGTACTTGCCGAGCGAACGGCCGCGCGGTGCGTGGTGCCGGCCCATGCCGTACCCCTTGACGCGTTCGCGCTTGTCGGCAAACGCGATCTGATCGAACCCGTAGTACCGCTCGCCTTGAATCTTGAGCACGATGTGACCCCATGAGGCGATCGCACCGTTCACCCTGATCTGATCAGACATGGTTACACCGCCTGTACTTGAAGGGCCGGGTTGAAAAACCCAACAGTCAGAGTGACGAACTCGGGGTACGCGAGCGGCACGATCCGCGCGTCACCGGTGACAGTCTTTGTCGACAACAGATTGTCGTACCGCGACAGTAAGAATTGCACCGCGCTCGCTTTTGGTTTCGCGAGCAGAACGGCCGCCATGGCGTTGCGCGCACCCGACTCGATCTCGAGTGCCTCCTCCTCGAGAATGTATCCAGTCGTCGAGTTCACGAGGATCGGCCGGTTGAGGCGACGAATGAAATACGCACGCAACGCCGCGTTGCCGAGGTTCATTACGCGCCGGTGCGGCATGAGTGAGAAGTCGGATCCGGCCGGCGAGAAGATCCGCGGCCGGTTGACGTACACACCTTGAAACCCCTCCCACGTGCGCAACACCGTAAAGCGCGCGTCGTCGAGCCCCGGGTTGAGCGACTCGTCGTGTTCGTCGGGGTTGCCGTTGTCGTCACGGATCGACACACCGACAAGCGGCCCGAGGTTGACGTCGGCGATATCAACCTCTTCGCTCGACGTGGCCTCGCGTGCGGCGATCACGAAACTAACCGGCCGGCGATACTTGCGGCCCGACACGCTCGACACGAGCTTGCACGCGCCGGCCGACAGTTGCCCGTGTAGCGATGCCTTTGAACCAAAGTTGCCGGCAAGCGCGGTGAGGTACGCCGACTCGCTCTCGCCGACGTTCGGCGTGCGCGCACTGCCCGACCACGCGCGGTACTTGCCGGCCGCGGCGAGCGCGGCGAGCTTGAGCTCGAGGGTGTCAAACGTCGTCGGCACAATGGGGCCGACGGGTTCGACGATCTCCCAATTGATCGCCGACGCCGCGAGCGCGTCGAGGCCGAGCCCGAGGTCGGCCGGCGAGGATGCCGGGGCCGTCGTGCGCGTCGACACGGTGTCGCCGTCGAGCGCGGTGCCGGCCGCGAAGTTGATCACCATGGTGCCACCGGCCGGGATCGGGAACGTCGTACCGGTGGCCGTCGTCGTCGGTGGTGACCAGTTACGGCCGCCGTCAAGGCTCCACTGCACCGACATACCCGGCGTGCCGACGGTGCCCCCTTTGAGCACCTTAAACACGACTTCGTAATCGTCGTCGGGCTCGCCAGTGACGGTGACCACGCTCGTGCCGTGCCACCCGGTTGTGTCGATCGTGCCGGGTGTGCCGGCCACCGTCGCCGTGGTGCGCACGACGACGACGGGCCGGCCGTAGCGTTCGATCGCGTGTGCCGCGGCCTCGACGAGTGGGCCGCCGCCGTAGTTGGTTACGAGATCTTTCACGCGGCCGAACGCCGCGGGCAAGTTGATCGGGCCGATTGTCGACGGGCCGACGAGTGCGAGCAGGCGGCCGGCCGACTCGGGTGTCACGCCGAGCGCGCCGTCGAGTTCGGTGATCGATACGTTGGGTTGAGACATGCGTACGGCTCCTTAAACGACGGG